CTCTCTTTTTTTATTTGTAACCAATGTTACCGTTTAAAGACATATATACAGTAGCGAAAATAGGTGAAAAAAGTGAACCCAGAACCCTCTTACATTATGAGCCCAAACGAACACGAGGTGGAAACATGCATGCACTATTATCACGCAATCAGTTAGGTGAATGGAAACATTTTCAACACACAATTGATGATCTCGAATCTGAAAATGAAAAACTAGATGACTACTATGAATGCCTAATAGAATGTGATGCTCTCGATCAATCACAATGTAAACGAATCTGTAAACAAATTTTGACTTAATTTTTTCGAGGGGTTGCGACCCCTCTTTTTTTATGCTATAATGTATAGGTCTTTAACATACGTATGAAGAAGCTACCGAGGGTGCGAGCACTCAAGAAAGCAATGAAAGAACAACTCAATACAATGACTAACGAAGAAGTTCAGCGGTCAGTGAGTGATCTTTATGATGCCATGCTTGAAAGAGAACTAATTAAACAAGAACAAAAGAGGAAAGGATTTGGGTATGACATCAGTAAATCTGATAAGCGTAACTCCAGAAGCAGAGAAGATGATGGGGTACGTAGCGAGGGTGAGCAATCCAGCGAACCAGGAGAACCCGAAGGTAGCGGGACTCCTTAAGTATTGCGTCAAACACCAGCACTGGTCTGTGTTTGAGCAGGCATACATGACTCTTGAGATAAATACAACACGAGGTGTGGCAGCTCAAGTGCTACGGCATAGATCATTTACATATCAAGAGTTTTCTCAACGGTATGCAGATTCATCTCTACTAGCTGAAACAATTCCTCTTCCTGAACTACGCCGTCAGGACTCAAAGAATCGACAGAACTCTATCGATGACATTGACCCTTTTGTTAAGCAAGAATTCCAGATCAAAATGCAACAGCACTTTGATGCAGGAATGAAACTCTATCAAGAAATGCTTGATAGAAATATTGCAAAGGAGTGTGCTCGTTTCGTGCTTCCTCTTGCCGTACCAACAAAGATCTACATGACAGGCTCATGTCGTTCGTGGATTCATTATATTCAACTGCGTTCTGCACATGGAACACAGAAAGAACACATGGATATTGCGGAAGGCGCACGTAGCATCTTTATTAAACAATTCCCTACAGTATCCGAAGCACTAGATTGGTTATGAAATTACTTACACTAGATGATTATCAAAGAGCAGGAGAAACATTCTGGCCAAAGTATTGGTACGTTGCCAAAGAACTTGGTGAAGGTGCCAGGACAGAAGATGTTCTTAAATGTATGGAAGCAATCGGTGGTGTTGCATTGAAGCTAGCACTAGAAGAACAGGCAGCAGGTCCATTTGGTTTTAATAAAAAGGAGAAAGAAAATGCCGACGTACCCAGTGATTCATAAGGAGACTGGAGAGAAGAAAGAACTCTCCATGACAATGAAAGAGTATTGTGAATGGAAAGACGCCAACCCCGAATGGGATAAAGATTGGCAAGCAGGTGTCGCTGGCGTAGGCGAAGCAGGCGACTGGAAAAACAAGATGAGTAAGACTCATCCAGGATGGAACGATATCATGACTCGTGCATCTAAAATTAGGAATTCAACTATTGAGTGGTAACTATGCCTAGATCTAGAAAGCGCAACCAACCTGACATTAATGGTATGTCAAACAAACAGATGAAGAGGAAGAAACCTATTGATTCTTCTTATCTGTTGCCTGTAGAACCTCTGACAGATAATCAAAAGATTATGTTTGAGGAGTATGGTAAGGGGCAAAACATCTATGCTTATGGATGCGCTGGTACAGGTAAAACGTTTGTTGCTTTGTACCTGGCTCTCCGTGATGTATTAGATGAATACACACCATATGATAAGGTATACATTGTACGTTCTCTAGTTGCTACGAGGGAAATTGGTTTCCTTCCTGGTACACATGAGGATAAAGCATCTCTTTATCAGATTCCATACAAGAACATGGTAAAATACATGTTCGAGATGCCTGATGACAACAGCTTTGAGATGCTGTATGAGAACCTGAAGGCACAGGAAACGGTATCATTCTGGTCCACATCATTCCTACGTGGTACTACACTAGATAATTCTATTGTTCTTATCGATGAGTGCCAGAACTTAAACTTCCACGAACTCGATTCAATCATGACACGTTGTGGTCAAGATACAAAGATCATGTTCTGTGGTGATGCCCGTCAGTCTGACTTGCAGAAGAGCAATGAACGCACAGGCATCGTTGATTTCCAAAGAATCCTAGAAGACATGAAAGAGTTCTCTTTAGTTGAATACAACATTGAGGACATCGTTCGATCTGGTCTAGTCAAATCGTATCTAATTAGCAAAATTAACTTGGGTCTTTAATGCATATTTTTAATCATGTAGATGGCATCCTGCCAATTGAAATGAAAGCAGAGATGATTGATGGGAAGAGATACTATGTCACTCCTACTGGTGGTAAGTATCCTTCTATCACCACCGTGATTAGTAACAATGCAAGGAAGCAAGCAGGTCTTGCTAAATGGAGAGCACGAGTAGGTAAAGAAAAAGCGCAAGCAAAAACTACTCGTGGAGCTACCCGTGGTACTAGGTATCACAAACTTGTTGAGGATTATATCAACAACGAGTTAGACACAAAAAAGTACAAGGACATGCCACTACCGTGGACAATGTTCCACTCTTCTCGTGAAGTGCTCGATCGTATAAATAGGGTATACCTACAAGAGGCGGCGTTATACTCTGACTATTTACAAATTGCAGGACGAGTGGACTGCATTGCAGAGTATGAAGGGGAACTGTCTATCATTGATTTCAAGACAGCAGAAGCACCAAAACGAGAGCAATATCTTTACGACTATTTTGTACAAGAATGTGGATACGCATGTATGCTACAGGAAGTGTATGGAGTAACAGTAAAGAAGTTGGTGACGATTGTTGCTTGTGAAAATGGCGACACTCAAGTCAAAGTTATGCCACCCAAGAAAGAATACTTTGTTAGGTTACAAGAGTACATCCGAGAATACCAGGACAAACATGCTAGACAAACTGGAGGATAAATTTATGACAGCTGCGAAATTTTCGCAGGAAGTTGAGAAGATTGCCTTTGATAATGCAATGAACTACATTGATGCAATCGTTTTTTACTGTGAAACAAATGAGATCGAGATCGAATCGGTCCCCAAATTGATTAGCAAACCACTTAAGGAAAAACTTAAGTATGATGCACAGAAACTAAATTACATTAAGAAAACTAGTAGAGCTAAACTATTGTTGGTATGAGTGATTTCTTTCAGTCGGAAATGGTCCGAGGAGACCTGCAAGAACTTGCCAAGATGCAAGAGTATTGCATGAAAGCAGCACATGTTTTCCCCGCATTGGCACCTGTAAAAAAACTAGAGTATTTCGATATCTTACAAGAGATGATCGAGAAACAGAAAGTCTTTTATACTAGACTGAAGTTGTCAGATGATCCAGAGGCAACTGAAATGGCAGACAGCATTAAACAAGCTGCTGTCATGTTCGGTGCATCCGACAGTGAGGACGCCAATGTTGTGTTCGATGAACTGATCGGAAAGATCGAAGAGATGCGTCAGCATCTCAAGGCAGAAGGGTATTGACCCCGCCTTCTGCCTGTGTTATAATGTCAGAGTGACGAGGGTCACTTAAACAGAAAAGAAACATCATGAAAACATTTGATCTGTCCAGTCTTTCCATGGACGAAGCAGGAGAACTTTATACCTTGGTACGTAAGTTTCAAGTTACCGAAGCTACTGTAACCGAACGTGGTTACTGTGCTAGTGTTCTTGATAAGCTCATGGAGATGATGGGTACGGGATCAATTATGTTCCCTATCTGTAAGAAAGACTACACATCCGTGATCGAGAAAGCATACGCTCTCTCCTGATCATACAAGCCAAATCCTAACACCCAAACATCCATGTCTAATTTCGCAGAACTAAAGCGCAAGTCCCAGAGCAACTTTGATTTCCTGCAGAAGGAACTTCAGAAGTCCACCAATGCAAACAGCAGTGGCGACGATCGTCTCTGGAAGCCCGCACTTGACGCTACTGGTAATGGTTACGCAGTCGTCCGTTTCCTACCAGCACCAGAGGGAGAGTCTCTTCCTTGGGCAAAGCTCTACAACCATGCCTTCCAAGGTCCTGGTGGTTGGTTGATTGACAACTGCCCCACCACTAAAGGTGAGCAGTGCCCTGTCTGTGCCGCCAACAACAAACTCTGGAACAGTGGAGTAGAAAGCGATAAAGAGATCGCACGTAATCGCAAACGTAAACTCTCTTACTACAGCAACATCTATGTCGTCAAGGATTCTGCTAATCCTGACAACGAAGGCAAGGTATTCCTGTACAAGTATGGCAAGAAGATCCACGATAAGGTTCTTGCTGCAATGCAACCCGAGTTCGATGATGAAACCCCTATCAATCCTTTTGACTTGTGGGAAGGTGCTAACTTCAAACTGAAGATCCGTACCATCGGTGGTTACTGGAACTATGATGCTTCCGAGTTCGCAGCACCTACAGCATTGAGTGCTGATGATGACGAGATGGAATCATTGTGGAAGCAAGCACACAGTCTGGAAGCATTCACTACTAACGATCAATTCAAATCATATGATGAGATTGAGACTCGTATGAACACAGTGCTTGGTGTCTCACGTCCTGTCCAACAGGCACAGTACGAAGAGGAAGCAGATCCTATCCCTACCACTGGTGGGTTTAACGATCCTGACATCACTCAATCAGCACCCAGCGTCCCTGCTACTGATACTGCAGATGATGATGCACTATCATACTTCCAACGTCTGGCAGAGGAGTGATGGGAGAAGCAGTACACGCTTGGAACTCCATGTCCTACGGGGAGGGGTTCCTCTTCTCCGTATGGGTCATCGGAATGTATTACATTAAACTTCGTATGGACAAGTTCATACGATGAATAAATTTCGGGGGGTCACACCCCCGTTTTTTTAAGCCTTGAATTAATAAAGTCTGTGGACTTTGCACTGTAGAGATTCTTCTTCTTAAACTCTTTGATGAATCCAGATACAAATCCACCATTCAATAAGTAGATTTCTCTTTTCTTTTCGTTTACTGCTAACTCATGGTCAATAGCAGTGACCCCTTTGGATACACTAGAACCAAGAACAGTGACGTTATTTGTGCCATCATAGTAAGTGAATGGACTATCGTAGAACTTCTTCGATACCTTTAGTCCACCTTCCAATGCTATCACAGGAAGTCTTTTACTGGATAGATCACCAACCAGGTTGGAACCAGTCTTCACCTCTTCTGTTTCATAGTATAAAATCTCCGAGTAAGGATCATTATACTTCTGCTCGGCAAACTTTCTCACTGCATTGTCTGACATAGGCCAGTCAGTTAATGGGTTGATAATATTATTTGTGATGACAATGATCCAATCGTAAGATGATCTGCCGTAGAATTTTTTGGCAACGTTATCGATACGTTCCCCATCTAGGACTGCATACTTGGTGTAGTACAATGCATAGTTATATACGTCAGGATTGAGTTCAAATCTCCTGAAGAAATTCTTTGCTGTAACAAAATCCGATTGAGTGAAAGGATATTGTACTGGTTTGACATCATACTTGACATCAGGAATGTAATTAAACATTGGCATCAGTAAGAAGCTCCCATGGTGATTTCTTGTGAGTAGATGAGCTTGGTTTCTTTGAATGTTACTGCTAACTCTGTAGCAACTGGCGCACCATCAGTTAGAGATGCCCATGCACCATCAGGAGTGTAGTTAATATCTACTTGAGTAATAGCACATGGTTTGTATTGTGGTACATATTGATTCAAACTTGTACCAGTCATGAATGATACCTGACAGAGTTTAGGTACGGTAATGAATCCACTTGTTTCTGCAAGACCACCAAAAGTTTGACCACCGTAACTAGCATGTAATGCTTTCTTGAATTGATAGCAAAGTGTTTTGATTGCTGTCGCTTCCAGAGCACTCCTTGCTTGCATCTTGAATCTTAATTGAAACCCTCTCATCTCTGGGGATTCATACATCATTTCTACGTTTGGGTTGACGATGGTGCCACTGACACCACTCATCAATTGTGATAAACTTACACTACTTCCAAGACCTTTGTTTAAGTTATCGACTGCCATTTTAAATCCAGCAACTTTTGGTCCAGTTAAAACACCCTGAACGGTTCGGTTAAATGAACCAAGATCTGGTATGCCACCACTACCAATCATCCTTGCTAGATTTGTGAAAGTAACACCGAAGGATGCACCACCCCAGTTTGCACCGTACTGTCCCTGAATATCTTGGGGCATGTACATGAAGATGGGTTGGTATCCTTCTGCTTCCTTTAAATTTTCTTTCTGGATACCAGCGTTGTAATCATTATATGCACGTCCAACACCTTCACCACCTTTCTTATTTTTAACCTGGAATGGTGGTTGATAATCGTAGAATTTAAATGCTACGTAGTCTGAATCCACTCCAATATCATATTTTTCTGGATAACGTATTGATGTTTTATTAAATGCAGTTCCTCTAGCTGATATAATATTTACTTTACCTTTTTTTGCACTATCTGTTACCGATTGGTGATCTTTTTGTTCTGCTTCACTATATGCCATTACGTTACCATCTCCTTATCTGATTGTTTACCATAACCTTTGATGATTCGTGTTGCTTTGATACGATCATTGTATTTTGTTTCAGTTTCTTCCCACACATATTCTTTATCGTATGGTAGTTTACCTGAACCTTTAGTCATGATGAAGTCTTCAACTGGTAAGAAGATGGAAGTTTCCCACTCATCAATAGCAAGATCTAGGAACTTACTTTCGCAGTGATTATAAAGATATTTATGCACCAATGTTCGAGGCATGTCAATCAATCCTCTCTCTAACTTCTGTATGATCTTGACTCTTCTCTTTGGTCTGATGTAATGTAGGTTGGCACCATAGAATCCTTCTCCGTCTTGCTTGATAACATAGACGAGTGGAAACCTATCGTAGTATGGCAACCACTTTGATTTTGCCTTGTATTCAAAGAAGTATAGGTGACCCTCTCTTACTTTCATGCGTAGTAGATTCTCATCCTGCACCTGATCATTAGCATCTCTCTTCTCTTGACGCAACAGTTTAGTTGGTGTTGCTTCGTATGTTGATGCTAGTTGTTTTACTTTACCTTTGTACCAACCAAGAGACTTCTTGTCTCCTCCTGTAGCATCACTAACCTTCTCAAAGATGGTAGTGTACTTGTTACTAGTGTTTCCAAATCCTTTAGCGTTTCTTCTTGCCATTGTTCTTTATCCCTAGGTGATCTTCGTTGAGGATTACAAATGACATTTGCCTGTCCTCACAGAAGTCCTCCGCCGCGTCCCATTTAGCGCGATTCTTTATGTAAGTTAGAACTTCTCTTTTCCAGGCAGCTGTTCTGCGTTTCGGTTTCTCATTAGGTTTTTGTGTTTGTTTCTTTGGTTTCACTTCAATGATGTACTTCTTTGCCTGTCCAGTACGTGACTTGACTTTGATGTAGAAGTCTGGATAGTATCTATGAACTCTCCCATCAGTAGGGCAACGGTAAGGAATAATTATTTCCTCACTACCCCACTCAATGATACTGTTATTATGATCACAGAAGTCCATGAACTTACGCTCCCACAAACTGCGATAAATAATATTAGTGGGATTACCCTTATACTTCCGTGGGTAGGCTGGTTTATATTTTCCAGAGTAAGGCATAATGTTTCCGCACACCTTCCGTATCTATTTAGATGACTAAATCCTTGCATAATGTTTTGGTAGAGATGTCTGCTTACGGCGGCATGTCTATGACTAATGGTTATGATGTAGACTTTGCCTTCCCCGAGTCAGCATCGGATTTGAAATCAGCACTTGCTGTTGTCTTCCCAGAGTATGAAAAAGATGAGGGAATTCTGCACATCATGTGTGAAGAGGCACAACTGCCAAACTTACAGGCAGCAACTGGACAGTTGCAGGGCAGATACTTGGGAGAGAATCAAGTTCACTATCCATACGCTAGATTTTTTAGTGACTTGTCACTGACATGGATGTGTGATGCTAACATGACTCCACTCAAATTTTTTAATGCTTGGACCAACTATATCTTTAATGGTTCTGGCAAGGAAGTAATTGTAGAGAAGAAAGGTGTCAGACTAAAAGATCTCAAGAAAGAATCCCCATTGGCAAGAGAACGTGAAGTGAGGATGCAATTCCCATCCAAATACATGGCACAACTGAAGATTACCAAGACTGAAAAGGGTCCTAGTGCTCCGAATGAAAGAGCATCGATGATGTATATTCTAGAGGACTGCTATCCATACTCTATTGATTCTGTTCCTCTATCCTATGGCACCTCGCAGATCACAAAGGTGACTGTCAACTTCTACTATGCCAAGCATACTATTGTA